TGTTTGACCCAGTTGAATTCAATGGCACAGTTCATAACTTAGCAAGTGGTCATTCATATGAAAGATTCAAAGCATTATCATTAAGATACAATGATATTATTGATGTGACTTATGTCAATGATGTAATGCCATATGTATCTAGACATGATTGTGTAGAGAATGATAATAATCCAAGACCTATGGAGGATTTCATCGATAATTGCCCTGCCTGTGGTACTCTACTGGTAGAGTCCTATAGCGGCAAATCTGTATCATGTCCTAATCCCAAATGCATTGGTCGTGGTATCGCTAGGATGGCAGATATGCTTAAAAAGATTAACTTTAGAGATTTCTCTGAAGCTACAATTAAGGATTTAAGTATAACTTCATTCACTGATCTTCTTAATATTACACCTAGTAGATTAGCAATCTTAGGTGATGTCAATAGTAAGAAGTTCATGGAGCGGGTAAACGAACTAAAGACAAAGCAAGTATATGATTATAATATCATTGGTGCTCTTGGCTTTACAGATATTGCAATTAAGACTTGGAAGATTGTACTTCATGCTTTGAAGATAGAAGAAGTATTAAACTTACCTGATAGTGAATTGCAAACTAAACTCATGAGACTAAAAGGGATCGGTAAAGTTGCAGTAGAGACTATTCTGAATGAACGTGAAGTCTTTGCTGAAGATCTCATTACTATCATGAAGATGAATAATGTAGTCAGAACTTATAATCTAGTAGATAATCGTAAGAAGATTGTAATCACTGGATTTAGAGATGATACATTAGCAGAGAGAATGGCACCTCTCGGGTATTTCGTTACAGATACAAGTGTAACTAGAGATACAAATATTCTAGTGATTCCTCATGTGGGATTCAGTAGTTCTAAAGTAGACAAAGCACTCAAGTATGGTATTCAGATTGAGGCATTGCCTGACTTTAAAGCAAGATTTGGTTTGTAAAAAATTACAAACTAACTTACAGAATATTAATATATTATATACGTGATCATGATATAGTCTATGGTCACGTATTATATTTTATTTTCCATGCAAAGGAGACACAACCATGGTAAAAGACATTAAAGAAACAAACATTATTGAAACTGTATTGGAACGCTTGAAAGCTGAAGACCAAATCATCTTACGTTCCCATCAGTTCGTAAACGTTTTGAAATCTGTACTATTTGGTGCAGTTAAATTCTTGGCAAACACTAAGTTTGAAAACGAAGCAGTATTGCGTGTCAATGACAAAAATGGCACATTCATTGCCGGTATCGTTTTAGAACGTGCAGTGGATGATGAAGGTAAAAACTCCTTCGAAGCTCGTTTTGAATTAGACGAAGATGGCGTTAAAGATATCGCTACTGTATATGATTTGAGTGATGAAGAAGTTCAACGCTTCTTGAATCGTTTTATGTATGTATTGACTAATAACAAATTCGTTAACAATGCATTCGTATTCGATATCACTCGTGTTATCTTGTCTTCTGTAATCAACGCATTATTGAATCTTAACAAAACAGATATCGATGAAGATGGCTATGAAGTTAAATTTGATGAATATCTTACAGTTACTGCAACTGAAGAAGATGGTAAACGTGTTATTGACTTCGAACCAGCTGTTGACTTGAAGAAATTCATCAAAGATGATAAACTAGTTGACGTTGAATAATAACTGATAATGTTGGAGGTTAGGTGAATAACCTAACCTCCCATTGTATCTTTTATTTTTAATCGGAGACACATGAAATGAAAAAAGGCGTAGTAAATGGAACGATGTATACCATCTATGACTTCGATGAAGCAATGAAGAATGCTGAAGACATTAACGTTGCTATTGAAGAAGATGGTAAAGTCTTTCCTATTATAGGCAAATCTAATGCATATCAAACTAATGGTGTTGTACTTGATGGATGTATGGCGACTTTCATCAGTGCAGATAAAGACCAGTCTAAATATGAATTAGAGAATATGAAGATTATTGATTTTAGCAATGCTAAGAGCATGCAAGATCAAATTGAAAAGTCCAGTGAGTTACGTTCTATGGAAGAGACTATCTTGATTAATCCAGATAATATCTTCAATGTTAGAATTAAACCAAATGACTTACCTGAGATGATTGGTCTAAAGGAAGCTGTTAATCGTAAGAATATTGATATCAACAAATATGCTTATCGGTTTGGGGATAACTTTAATAATGACCGTCGTCTATTTGAAAAGGATACTATCACATTAGCAAAGATTAAGACAATCTCTGAAGCATTAGATATGGATTGTTATGTAATCTTTGAAGATAGAGAACCAAATGTACCTAATCCAATTGGGTCACAAATTAAAGTTAAGATCACCAATATTGGGGAGGGTGACAATGAACACACAAGCTAAGTTTATCGCAGACTATAACGATAAAAATAGACCTAAGTTCAACGATAAGTTCTTCACTAAGTCTGATGATGATATCATTGAAGACTTGAAGGACGTTATTCTTTCTTGTGAAAGAAATAAATTCTATACTATCAAAGTATTAGGATTTGAAGTTATAGATGATTACACTGAAGTACAAAAGCTACTTATCGGTGATGAAACTCCATCTATATCTATCAAAGATTCTGACCTTAAGATATTGAAAGTAACTTATCATGTAGCCTGTGCTAAAGATGAAGATACTTTCGATGTACTTATTGCGATACCAAGAGTTATTGATGGGGCTTACATTCATTTGAATGGTAATGACTATTTCCCATTATTCCAGCTAGTTGATGGTAGTACTTATAATAATACTACAGCAGCTGCTGCTAAGACTCAATCTATTACACTTAAGACAAACTCCAATGCAGTTAAGATGCTTCGTAACTTCGTTGATCTAAACACAACGAAAGAGAAGACATTACGTATGGCTATGTTTAGTGTATATCTATTTGACCATAAGGTTACACTATTCGAATACTACTTAGCTAGATTCGGATGGTATGAAACTTTAAGCAAGTTTAACTTTGAAGATATAATCAAGATCTCCGATCATGATATTGACGATCCAGAATATTATACTTTTGCGATTGCCAATAGCCATATGAAGAGCCCGTTCTATATCTCTGCAGTGAAAACCTTTGTAGATAATGATCGTATCTTACAATCTTTCATTGCATCATTTGCTAAAGCTATAAGCTTATATGCAACTAAGAAGACTACACTTGACCAAATTTATACTACAGAATTCTGGGTATGTAAATTAGGTTACAACTTTGTATCTTCTGAAACTTCAGTATTTACTAAAGGTAATGCAATCATTGAATCCTTGGAAAACTCTTATGATATTCCAACTAAGAAACGTTTGCGTCTACCTGACCATATCAAAGAAGATATCTATTCTGTATTGAAATGGATGGCATGTGAGTTCTCTTCAATTCGTTTAAAGAATAACTTAGATGCTTCCTCTAAACGGATTAGATGGTCTGAATATATTGCAGCTATGTATATCATGCTTATCAATGTTAAGCTTAGACGTTTACCGGAAAAGCATGATCCTAACATGGAAGCTTATCGTATCAAACAGCAATTGAATACACCACCAATGGCTTTGATTGCTGAATTACAGAAGTCTAACTTGAAAGGTTTCCGTAATATGGTTAACGATAGAGACTCATTCTTACAATTAAAGTACACCATTAAAGGTCCATCTGGTCCTGGTGAATCTAATAGTAAGAATGTAGCACGTAATGTACGTGCAATTGATCCATCTCATTTAGGGATTATCGATTTGAATACATCTTCCGCATCAGATCCTGGTGTAGGTGGGATGTTATGTCCACTCAACTATGGTGTATATGAATGGAACTCTTTCACTAATGAAGAAGAACCTAATGTATGGGATGACAACTTCAGTAAGATGCTTAATATATACCGTGAAGAGAAAGGTTATACATCTGCAATTATGTTAGCAGATGATGCTGGATTAGAATTAACAGATACTAGAGATCCTGAAGCAGTAGCATTTGATGCCCATTTACTTGGTCAAGCAATTGTTAAGGTAGCTAGGACTCGAGCATTTGAGAAACAACTTCGTCCAGCTTTAATTAACATGGAAGACAGCTGTTCAATATACTTTGAGGAGGTTTAAGATGGCTGATATCTACTACAGATATTTCGTGTTCTCCAGAACTCAAATGGAAGCACTTAAAGAACGCTATAATAAACTTGGTAAAGATATTGAATTCGGTAAAGTAGTAGTTGGCGGTGTCAAGAAAGAATACACTGATATTCTTCTTGACATGAGCCAAGCTAAATATTCCGATTCAATTAAAGTTGCTGAGGGCGATATTCGCCGTATTATTTATACTAAAACTAAATAGGAGGATTCTATGCAAGTAGGACAAGCAAACACTGATATTCATAATTTTGGTCACTATCTAGTTAAACTTCTTGATACAAATTCTTTGTACTGGGATAAACTAGAAAGTATTTCCCCAGACTATAATCTTCTCAATGACCATAATGAAAGTTATTTCATCAAGTATGATGAACTTATTGCATCTGACCCAGGAATCATTGTTACTACTCATACATTTGGTCGTAAGTTAAATATTCGTGGTAAAAATATCATCTTGGTATACAATGAAGATATTGAACCTGAATACTTAACTGATAACCCATTCAGTGTAGCTGTGAATCGTGAATCTGATTCTATGTATACATTATTGATTAACTTTAATGTATTCGTTAAGTTAGTTGCTAAGAAAGACTATAATGGTATTTACTCTTTCTTCGCTACATTCTTTAAATGGTTATGTGGTGGAGAATCTACACAATCCCATCTATATTCAGTTCTTACATACATCGATGTAGTTTATCATAACTTAAACTTAGAGAAAGTTAAAACTTTCATCGACTTCAATCTTGCTAAATCTACTGATATCTTAAGCCAAGTAGTTATGAGTAAATTTAACGTACCAAACGTACATGGTTTTGTTGCTGAAGTATTAGATATCATGGAAATTAATAATAATAACATCTTTGCAAAGTTATATTATTATCCACGATATACTAATAATCTTATCAGAGCAGGTATTGAACCAGAATTTAGTCTTAAAGGATTCCTAGCTACTATTGAAGAAGCATTTGAACATCAACATGATGAAAATATTGAATTACGTAATGCTTTCATCGATGCTAACTACTTCAATAATGCTACTATGGAAGTTGATGCTGAAAGTAAATATGAAAAGATCGTGTTCACTCAATTACTTGAGTTTGAACCACGTCTAGAACAACAAATCGATTTACTATTCGGTATGCCTAAAGAACTTTTGGAAACTACTATGGATATCATCTACAAAACTATTGATGATTGTATTGAAAAGTATGGTATCAAACAAATAGATCCAGAAGAAGAAAAAGAACGTAAACTTCAATTAGAATCTGATATTGAAGCTCAAATCAAGAAAGCTATTGAAGGAATGGATAATAAATAATATATTACCCTCTAGGATACATAATCCTAGAGGGTTTTATTTTTTAAGGCGGTGAGATATATGAAAGAAGCAGTTATTGATAACTGTACTTGCCCTAAGTGTTATTCAAAGAACTTTGATCTATTTACTGCTAATGGTAAACCAGTGAGTTATGCTAATATTATACTAGCATTTAGTAAAGATCCAGAACAAATACTTGATAATTTGAATAGATACCAATTATACAAATTTAAATGCAATGATTGTGGTAAATCATTCTCTATTGATTGGAGATGGGGGTTACCATACCCTACAATGGAGAAGATTGACGTATAACCTTGAACAAAGCAATAATAAATGAAAGGAGAATTTACTTATGATTTCAAAGAATAATCTACTATATGTCATAGGTGCTATTATTTATATTGCTTGTTTCGGTTACATTGTACATGATATGCTTCAAGCCCCTGAAGGGAGAATCTTAATCTTTATTTATGCCACTTCGGTAATCTTGACAGCATTAATTATTGTAATTGGTTATAAGATATCTAAGGCACTCTTACACATACTTGAAAAGTATATGGGAGAGTGATAAGATATGATTGAATTAACTATAGCTATTCTTATTGCAGCAGGTATGCTGACTGTTATCTCCAACATTAGCTTCATCGTTAATGTCGGATTAATTTTGTTAACAGTGTTATGTGTCATAACAAATGACCATAACAAAAAAAGGTAAATTTATGATGGCTTTTGATCTTTTATTGACATTAGTCATCGGTGGTAGTATTGCCTATAAATATACAACTGGGCAAGAAATTACCTCTGACTATCTAATGTCTATAATGTCAGTAGTCTTACTATTTATTATCTATAAATCTATAAAAGTAAAATAGTAATCTACGTCAAACAAGTTAATACTTTATGTATAATTTGTTATGGAGAGGGATGTTATACGTAATGGATGTAACTTTAGCGATAACGGCACTTTTTGTTATCATTATTATATCTTTACTGTGGATGGCGGCTAGAGTCTTATATAAAGATCATCTATCTGATTCTCCACTCTTTATAATAACTGATAAACGAAGTATGATTATTGATGAAACAGATGACTATCTTAAGTTAATACATAACGAGAGATCAATATTTCTGGTAGAACTCAATGGTGAATTCTTTGTTAATGTAACTGGTAGATCATATGATCAAGTAAAGATCGGTGATCAAGTTATGTTAGCATCTAGTCCCACTGATAGGGACTTCATTATTAAAAAATTATAGGTATTTGTAATGAAACTATTATCAATTCGACTTGAAAACTACATAGGTATTTACAATGGTCGTGGTGATAATATCTTAGAGGTAGACTTATCACAGTCTACCTCTAATATCGTCATCATTCGTGGCTCCAATGGTTCGGGTAAGTCCACATTATTAAAAGCTTTATCTCCACTTCAAGATGATAATAATGCTATCATTCCTGGAATGGAAGGTAAGAAATCATTAAGATATCTTTACAATGGTGAAGTATATGAAATCTTATACATTCACCCAGTAAAGACTGATGGATCTAGAGGTCAAGTTAAGATGCAAGTATATAAAGGAATGAACCGTGTTGAGTTGAATCCTACTTGGAATGTGACTTCTGGTAAAGACATCATATTTGATTTATTTAACTTAGATGCTAACTTCCTTACATTGTCTCAGTTATCTTCTGAAGATAGAGGGTTAGCTGATAAGAAACCTGCAGAACGTAAGAAGTTCGTTAATAGTATTATTAATGGTATTGAAGTATACAACAACATGTATAAGGTCATTACTAAGAAATACTCTACGTTCAAGAATCTCATTAGTACGATATCTTCTAAGATCAATCAAATTGGTAATATAGAAGAATTGAACTCTAGATATAATAATATAACTAGACAAGTTGAAGATGTATCTAGAGAAAGAGATAAAGCAGTTATTGAAGCATCTAAGATTGATGCGGAGATTGGTATCTTGACTAGAGATAATAATCTTGAAGAATTCTATAAGATTAACGAAGAGATACGAGAGAATCTAGATTATATTAGAGCATCTAAATCCCAAGTTATTAATCTTTCTAAAGGAGAATTATCTAGTGAAGATCTAAATGAACTAAAAGATATTATTGATAGAAGTCTACGTACTTTTGATAAAGATATATCTAAATGGAAATCTGAAGAAGCTGTAGCTAATGCTAAGATTGAAAATATATCTAGAGAAAAAGAAGATACGTTTAAGTCCTTACAAACTAAGATTACTAAACGTGGTACTTTATTGGATGGAGGATTCAGTGATTCTGATCTAAGTCTATATAAAGATACTAAAGCTAAGATAGATGAACTTGAAAATGATATTAATGGTTTAAATTCTTCTATTAAGAATCTTTCTGAAGCAGAGGCATTAGTTAATGCTATGGAAATGATTGTCCCAGTGTTAGATAGTCTTTATAATGGTTTAGATGCTACCACTAAGAAAGAGAAATATGATTTCGTTAAGACTACACTAGATAATGATGGTAAGTATGTAGATCAAACTATTGAGTTGACTCGTACTTATAATGAAGTATCTAGAACTGTAACTGAATTGGAATCTGAAATATTAGCTTATGAGATTCTATTCGATAAAGCTAAATCTTTAGCATTAAGACCTAAAGATTGTAAGATAGATGATTGCTCTTTTGTTAAAGAAGCTATTGAAGCATCATCTAAACACCCAGAGAAACGCATCAATGATATCAATAAAGAAATTGATGAGTCTAATAAACTTTTAAAATCTCTAGAGAAAGATATTGAGTCTTATAAAGAACTATATGACTTTAATAAGAGATTTACTAATCTTCATGGTATGGTATTATCTTTCAGAAAGCTATTAGAAAAGAGTCCTGTTGATTATATCATCGACCCATATCAACTATTAGCTTCTTTAGACCATATGGAAAAATTAATGATCGACTTCAATCAGATTCGTGGTATCTTTAATATTATCACTACTAAATCTAACTATGAGGAAATCATTGAATCATTAAAAGAACCAGCGGCGAAGTATGAAGCAAACAAGGCTCTAATCGATGAATTAGACTCTGACATCGCTTCATTGAAAGATAAACTGACTACTATTGATAATCAATTGATGACTGAGAAAGATGCTATCAGTGAAACTACAACCGATATCGCTCTAACAGAGTTTAAGATTGAAGTATATACTAAATGTAAGTCTTTAGTAGATGAGTGTATTGGACTCGAAGAGAGAAACAATGAGCTTCAATCTCAAATTAATTCTTTATCAGATATTGCCTTTAAGGTTAAAGATCTTGAGACCAGAATGGATGAAGCTAAGTCTAGAGCTGATAGATTGAATAATGACTTAAATGCTATTCTTAGTGAAAGAGATAAGATAGCATCGAATAAAACGTTGTTAGAAGACTATATCAGGGACCTAGACCTGTATAACAAGAATTTCTCGATTCTCGAAACTATACGTTACTATTTAAGCCCAACTACGGGCATCCAGACAGTGTTTATGAGAACGTATATGGGAAATATTATTTTGAAGGCTAATGAATTATTAAGTTTGATATTCAATGGTCAATTCATTATACAACCATTCGTAATCAATGAAGCTGAATTTAGAATTCCTTGTCTTGGTAATGGATTAGTTAATGATGATATCTCATCTATGAGTACAAGTCAAATCTGTATGATTAGTATGATCTTATCATTTGCTATTCTATCTAACTCATCTACTGATTATAATATCTTGAAACTAGATGAGATTGATGGTGGTCTAGATACAGAGAACCGAATTCAATTCATTGGTTTATTAAAACAGCTTATCTCCATGGTAGGATGTGAACAATGTTTCCTTATTAGTCATAATATGGAATATGATGCTGATACTACTGTAATTGATATGGCTGCCCGTCCAGTATTAGTTAGATAATAGGAGGTCCTATAATGTATGATTTTGCAAGTGCATATATAGTCGCTCAAACTTTATCAATTATTGCTTCTGCTGCAACTATTGGGTTAGTGATAACTATGTTTATCAGCGACTAATAAAAGAAGGACTAGTCTCTAGTAGACTAGTCCATTTCTTTTTTTTGTAATACTCCTGAATTATAGCTGTATATTATTAAGGTGATATGATATAGTTATTAGTTTATATAAGGAGGAGACGTATCATGTTAGGACACATTAAAATTTTATTGGTTGGGTTGATTGCTTTAGCTTTTACTTATTTCATTGACCAAAGTAATCAAGATTCTCTTGGTATTATCATTCTTTTAGCACCATTATATTCAATCGGTGCTATTGTTACATTGATTGGTCTTGCTGGAATTGCAGACCAATTCATTAACCCAATGCCAAAACGTAAAAGAGCTAGACGATAAGTCTAGCTCTTTATTTTTTTTAATTTTTTTGGTAGTAATATATTATAAAGGTGATTTATAGTTTATATTTCCACGAGGAGGAAACAAAAGATGAAAACTGAATTATTTATTATTATTGCAAGCATAATCACTATTGGATTAAATGTGATTTCTATGGCTCCATCTATTATAAATATTATGGATGGATATAATCTAAAGATGTCATATACAATGATCTTGATTAATATATCGATAATTGTATTTGCCATCGTACAGGCTTATATAGCTGTAAGTTTAAAAAACAACAAATAAAATGACATCTTAATAGGAGGAATATATGTTTAAGAGTAAAGTAAGAACTTATCTAATTCATATAATCTTATTGAATGTCTATTTATTAGCTGCAAGTTATATGCGTAAATTTTCTATGTTACTGATGTGGATTTTACTTATACTTGCAGCCATTTCATTAGCATGGTTATTATATAACTCTGTTGATAGGAAGTGAATTTGTTGATTAAGTTTGTTAGTTTTATAGGAATATTATTATGCCCTTGGCTTATATTGATTCCGATATTTTTATTAGAATGGATTACTGGTTCACATATAAGGGATACACCTTATATGATTGGATTATTAATATTTTATGATTTATTTATGGGGTGCCTTTTGATATTTAAATATATCATGGGTAAGATTGGAGGGAATAATGATACCAAGTGATAAGTTAACCAAGTATGATTATTACTATCTTAGTGTCGCAAATCAGATATTGAGTAATGGTGATATGCGAGATAACCGTACAGGCATTCGAGCTATCTCATTACCTCATGTCTGTATGACATTTGATTTAAGTGATGCATTTCCAATTCTAGCTTCTAAGTTTGTAGGATTCAAAACTGCAGTAAAGGAGTTATTATGGATTTGGCAAATGCAATCTAATGATGTCCGTAAACTCCAAGATATGGGTGTACATATCTGGGATGAATGGATGCGTGAAGATGGAACTATCGGTAAAGCTTATGGATATCAATTAGCTAAGTATAAGCAAGTTGATAATCTTATTAAGACTATCAAAGAAGATCCAACCAATAGACGCATGGTTGTAACTCTCTGGAATATCGATGATTTACCAGATATGGCGCTACAACCTTGTGCATTCCAAACACTTTGGAATATTAATCATGGTAAACTAAACTGTATGCTTACTATTCGTAGCAATGATTGGTTCTTAGGTCAACCATTCAATGTCAGTCAATATGCAGTCTTAGTTCATATGATCGCTCAGGTTACAGGATATAAACCTGGACAGTTGACTGTATGTATTAATGATGCTCATATCTATGAGAATCATATACCTCAAATGCAGCAACAGCTAGGTTTAGTTGATTTAAATGATCTTACAGATACTATTAAGACTAATAGAGAATGTAAACCTCAATTAGTTCTAAATCCAGAAGTAAAAGACTTCTATGATTTTAAAATCGAAGACTTTTCTTTGGACGGATATACTCCAGGTCCAAAGATTAAAGCAGAAGTCGCAGTTTAATAAAGAAAGATTAGGGAAGAACGATGCTAACTCTCATAGCAACTTACGATAATTCAAGACACTTAGTTAATTCATTGGGAGAGAAGATTTTAACGGTGCCTAAATTCGATGTAGAAATGCGTAATATAACGCTAGGTTGTACTGTAATCATGGGAAGAGAGACCTTTGAGAAACAATCTAGTTTGCTAAATCATCGCAATTATATAGTTTTGAGTACAAACAAAGATTATCATGTCAGCAATCCGAAAGTAAAAGTAATGCATTCTCCAGAAGAGATCATTCAATACTTAGAAGATACTGATGTAAAGCATGCATATGTAGTAGGCGGAGCTAAGACATTTAGTTCCTTTACTAAATATGCAACTCGTTTTATATGCTGTCATATCCATAGCAATATGCAAGGACATGAGAAATTCCCACTTCTTAGAAAGAAAGACTTCAATGCAGAAGTGACTGCTTCTAAGCAATACTATGATATTAATGGAACTAAACGGTCATATACGTGGCATAAAGAAACTTTCTTCAGACGTGATGAAAGTAAGATACTTGATATGCGTAGATCTAAAGTTCCATTGGTTCTAAGTTTAGATAACCAAAATAAAAAATAGTCATATATTATTGATGTGATTTAATGGTTATAAACATTGCCTATTCATTGTGAAAACGAATAGGCAGTTGTTTATAATATAGTGTATTTTAATTTTATTTAGGAGGTTCATCATGAACAACACAAAAGGTAAGGCAATTTTAACAACTTTGGTATTGAGTGCAATGGCAGCATCTGGGTTTGCAGCTGGGGTTAACAACACAGTTGATCCAAATGCAACAGGATACGGTGCTGAATCTTATGGCAAAGATAATGTCATTACTGCAACTGGCACATCTGCATTTGTTGCCGGTTTTGAAAATGAAGCATCTGGTGCAAATAGTATTGTATACGGTCATAACAATAAAGCGACCGGCGCAAACAGCTTAGCTGGTGGCGAAAATTCCGAGGCGAAAGGCTATGCTAGCTTGGCGATTGGTTCATCCTCCCAGGCGTTAAAAGATTACACATTTGCAATTGGGTCTCAAGCCCGTGCAAGTGCAGATAATACAGTAGCTATTGGCAACGGTGCTTATGCTAATAAAGATAATGCATTGGCTCTTGGTGCTGTTACTTCAGTAGATGGTAAAGATTCTATTGCACTTGGTTCTCATGTTCGATCCAATTCCGATAACAACGTAGCTATCGGTACTGCAGTTACTACTAATAGTAATGATAGTGTTGCTGTTGGTACTGCAGTTACTACTAATAGTAATAATAGTGTAGGTATCGGTAACCACGTTACTAATAACCTTGGTAATAGCATCGGTATCGGCAATGGGGTTGCTACCGACTTCAATACTATTGGTATCGGCAATGGGGTCGAAACCAAGGTTCAAGACACTATTGCTATCGGCAACGGTGTAATTTCTGATGGCGAATCTTCAGTAGCTATAGGTAATGCTATCCATGCAGAAGGCGTCAAAACTGTAAACATTGGTACAAATGTAAATGCAAAAGGCGTATCTTCTATTGTTATTGGTCGTGATACAACTGTAAATGGCGATGATACTACAGTAGTAGGCGCCAATAATGGTTTTGTTAATGCTGATCAATCCGTTGTAGTTGGTTATAACAACGTAGTTCAAGATGCATCTAAAGAACAGTTAATCTTTGGTGCAAATTCCACAACTAAAGAGCAAGGAGCAACAGTTGTAGGCTCCCATGCTCAAGCTACAGCTGTTGATGCATTTGCTATTGGTAATAATACTATCGCCGATTTACAAAATGGCGTAGCTCTTGGTTCTAACTCTGTAACTGAATTACAAGTTGGTACAACTAATATCAAAGATAACACAACAGATATTCGCTTCAGCAATTCTACATATGCTGGTAGCAATCCTGACTCTGTTGTAAGCTTTGGTACACACGGTCGTGCTGGCGCTGGCGGTGTAACAGAATACACACGTCAATTGCAAAACTTAGCAGCTGGTCGAGTATCTGCAACTTCTACTGATGGTATTAATGGCTCCCAATTATATGATGTAGCATTGGAAGCACAAAAGCACAATACTCTTGTAGATGGAACTAATACAACAGTTACATCTCAAGACAATAACTTTGGTCGTAAAGAGTACAAAGTAAACGTTAACCGTGATTTAACTAATATGAACTCCGTTCAATTCAATACAGTTAACGATCCACAACGTAACTTTGTAACCAAAGACGGTATGCATGTATTCAATGGCGATGTGAATACTAACTATGCTCCTAATGGTATCAAGATTGAAAATACTGATAATCTAGATACAGCAGAATATAATATGGATGGCATCAATATCAATTCTAACGGTAAAAACGTTCGTTTTGGTACTGATGGTATCAGCGCTGGCGATCAAATCATTAACAATGTAAAAGCTGGTGTAGCAGATACTGATGCAGTTAACGTAGCTCAATTGAATGGTCTTCGTAAAGACGTTGAAGATTTAGCTGATGTTCAAAACCAAGTTAACACTGCAGTTGAAAACACTTTAGCTAACCATAAAACAGCAATCAACAATGCTATGGCTGAAGCTAAGAAACACACTTCAGTTGTAGCTGGTGATAATGTATCTGTATCTGAAGGTACAAATGCAGCTGGTGGTAAAGAATATACTGTATCTGTTAAGAAAGATCTTACAGATATGAATTCTGTAGCATTTGGTAAAAACACTGATCCTAAACATGCAGTTGCAACTAAAGATGGTTTGATTGCATTCGATGGCGATGTTGATACTAAACACGATGCTAATGGCGTTACAATCGAAAACCGCAATACATTAGATACAGCATCCTATGGTATCGATGGTATGACAGCTTCTGGAGCTAATGGTACAGTTTCCTTCACAACTACAAATGTAGATGTAGCTGGTAACCAAATCCATAATGTAGCTACTGGTACAGCTGGTACTGATGCAGTTAACGTTGATCAATTGAATTCTGTAGTAGCAGCTAACAAATCTACTGAATCTGTAATCACAGATAACCAAGTAGACAATATCGCTGCAGTTCGAGTTACAAACGGCAAGTCTACTGGTGATGCAAATGCACAATATGGTGTATACGTATCCCGCACTAAAGTAGATGAAATTGCGAAAGCATCCAATCGTTTTGCTGGTGATAGCGTAATCAACGTAGAACGTTGGAGTGCTCCAGCAAATGTAGCAGATTTGACTACTTTCAAATATAATGGTGTAAATGCATCTAAAGTAACTCCATTAACTTACAAAGCTAATGGTCAAGATGCTGGTTCTGTTATGTTATCCGATGGTCTTGACTTCACTAATGGCAACAACACTACAGCTTCTGTAGCAGCTAACGGTGTAGTTAAATTCGATCTTAATAAAGATCTAAAAGGTCTTGACTCTGCTAAATTCAATGGTGGTGTAGTTATCAACAATGATGGTATCAATGCTGGTAATAAAACAATCACTAATGTAGCAGCTGGTCAAAATGGTACAGATGCAGTTAACGTTAACCAATTAACTAGTGCTATTGATCAAGTTAATAGCAATGCTAGCAAATTAGGTAATGTAGTTCGTGCTAACCAAGAAGAAGCTCGTAAAGGTATTGCTGGTACTGCAGCATTAGCTGGTTTACACCCATTAGACTTCGATCCAGACCATAAATTAGACATCATGGCTGGTTATGGTCATTTCCACAATGCTAATGCTGGTGCAGTAGGTATTGCTTATCGCCCTAACGAAGACTTGATGTTCACAGCTGGTACTACATTCGGTAGTGACAATGTAATCAATGCTGGTGTTACTTATAAAGTAGGTGCTCGTTCTGAAGTATCCCGCTCCAAAGTAGCAATGGCTAAAGACTTGGCTGAAGCTAAGAAAGAAATCGCTCAACTTCAATCTGACAATGCTAAATTCAAAGCTATCTTGAATGCAGTACTTGGTCTTGATTTACCTCAAGAAGCTAATACAGTATTCCCTGATATCGAAGAAAATCATTGGGCTTATGTGGCAGTTGATGACATGGCTAAACGTGGTCTTTTAGTTGGTTATCCAGATGGCACATTCAAAGGCGACCGTGCAGTTACACGTTATGAATTCGCTGAAGTAATTCATCGTGCAATTGAAAAAGCTAAAGAATTAGGTCAAACAGTTGATAGCCGTTTGGTTGAAGAATTCAAACCTGAATTGATGCGTTATGCTGTTGAAGGTAAAAAACTTGAACGTGTTCATGTAAACAAATCTACAAAAGAAGTTAAACGTGATCAATACGGTACAATCATCACTAAATAATAAATAAATGAATAATGGGTAAAGGTCCTAGTGACCTTTACCCTCATTTATTTTTTTTGTAAATATGAGATAAAAATGAAACTCAGTTTCCTCATTATACATTATAATAGGCATCAAGATTTAGATGTCAATATTTTTTTATAAGGAGAATTTTAATATGGAAAAAGTTTTACCATCTGATCTTCTAAATATGGTTCAAGGTGTCATTGAGGATAATAAATTATCCTTTGATATCTCTGAATTAAACTTAGAAGCAGATCAAACTGGTTATGTTGTTATTAGTAACAAAGATGCATATCTTATGATTAATAAGACACAACCTAAAGAGTTTAAAATTATTGAACGTAACGAAGTTATTTCTGATAAAGAAGTAGCTCCTAGTACAACTGAGTTTATCTTTGATATTAATAAAGATAAAGCAAGCTATCGTAAAGATGAAAATGTAGTCTTAACGTTCAAAGTTAAAAATACTGAAGAAGATTCTCCTATGGTAGTTAAAGTAGACTTATTCAAAGTTAATACTTTAGTGGCTACTGTATTTGAAGATTCTAAATTGTATTTACGTAAGAATGAATCCAAAGACTATAGTGTAACTATTCCAGCTAGATTGCTTGAAAATAACACAGGTTATTTATTGACAATCAAAGTTGATGGTATCACTAGTAAATTTGATTTTATGACAACTGCATTCTCTGTAGAAGATGACTGGACTATCTTTCCTAGATATGGCGTAGTAGGCGGTTCTGGGGATGACTATAATTCTATTTTGTTGAAAAACGAAGACCGCTATATGAGTGGTCTTGGGGTCATGACAAATATGAATATTAATAGCTATTTCTTCTACGATGCATATAAATCCCCACAAAATCCATTCCCTATTGATCAAGATCAATTCTCTCAAGATTGGAATACTTGGAGTCATAGTAAAGTGGATGTTAAGATGGTTACAAAGATGACTGACTATATGCACTCTAAAGGATCTGTAGCAATGCTCTATAATATGTGCTTTGCTCGTTCTATTGATGAACCAGAAACTGTATCTGCTATTGAATATGCATATAACCATGATACTTATGGTCTTAACAAGAAAGGTACTCCATACATTAACTATATTGATGGTAAACCTTTCCAATATTACTATCATCCTATGAGTAAACCTTGGAGAGATCATATCTCTAAAGTTATGATTGAAGCTATGGATAATGGTGGCTTTGATGGTTGGCAAGGTGATACTATTGGTGATCGTACTATCAATGCATATTATGATGCAGATAGCGATGCTCACTATATGAGTGATTACTATGGTGACTTCATTGCTGATATGAAGAAACGTATGCCAGATAAATATGTAACTATCAATGATGTTAATGGTGAGCATATTGATAAAATGCTTAAATCTAACCAAGACGTTGTATATAATGAAATCTGGTCCTTTGGTCAATCTGCTTTAGTTATCGATGGTCAATATCGTTCTCAAACTGAGTATGGTGATCTTAAAGCTCGTGTAGATGATGTACGTCGTAAGACTGGTAAATCTCTTATCGTTGGTGCTTACATGGAAGGTCCTGATACTGAATGGAAAGACGGTAAACGTGTAGCTAAGAATGGTTCTGGTGAAGATTCTATTAATAATGAAACTTATAATGCTTCTGCAGTATTATTAACTACAGCTACAATTGCAGCTGCAGGTGGTTACCATATGAGCTCTGCTGTCTTAGCTAATAGAATGAATATTGAAGGCTGGGGTATCGGTGTTCTTGAAAAAGACTATTATCCTACACAAAGTCTTCGTACTGATTTATTGATTGCTCGTAAAGTATCTGACTATAATCAATTCATCACTGCATATGAAACTGTATTACGTGGTAAAGGATTGGAAGATTCCGATGTTAATGTAGAAGTTACTAATAAATACGGTTTCAAACAAAACTGGGATAAGTATGGCACTAGAGGATTCCAAATCTGGACTTGGACTAAACAAGGTGTTGGATTTAGAACTATCCAAATGATCAACTTATCTGAAGTAGTATCTAACTGGAAGAATGAAGCTGGTTCTAAAGAGAATAAAACTCCTGCATTCCAAAATGATCTATTTGTTAAATATGAAGTTGGTACTGATAAAGAATTGGCTAATAAATTAGCTGATAAAGTATTCTTAACTTCTCCAGATGACTGGTCTAAATCTGCTATGGTTAAATGTCAAGTTAACGTAGAAGAAAAAGACGGTAAATATTATTTGAATATCGAAGTTCCTATACTAGATATTTGGAATATGATTTATATTGCTGAAGACTAATAATATCGGAAGAGGGCATTCAATGTCCTCTTCCATATTTATTTATAATCGTATATTATTACTATGAATCAGGTTTATGTTATTTTAAAAGAAAGGAACTGATCAAATGAAAAAAGAAGAACTAAGAAAGTTGTACTCTATTCTATATACAGAGGAGTATATGATGAACGTTGACATCAAATTGATAGTCAGCGAATTAACAAATAATGACAGTAAATCATATACTACTACATTAGTAGATGGAGCTGTTGTTAGAGTATTGGAAAGTGGAATTATATTTATGAAAAAAGATACAGATGATATGATTCAAATCACATTAGGATCTACATTACCATCTATAGTTAAGAATTCCACAAAAGAAGAATTAGAAACTCTATCTAATTACTTCTATTTATTAGCTGAAAAACTAGAAGATATAGATAATGTATCTAGTATTTCTGCTGGTCTTGTTTCAAGTCGTTTGAATTATATTATTAAGACTCTATACTAGGAGGTATACTATGAATAACTTATATTATGGTGCATGGGAAGAATTTAGACTTATCACTAATGATTTTCTTGATAGTGTAAAAGAGGATATCGAATATACATTAGATGGTAGATCTGCTGGTGATGTAAAAGTTGAAGTGGTTAAAGACACTAAATTAATTAAGTTTACTATCAATGCAATTAGATTTGAATATGATAGAAGACTTGTAATTGAAGATAACTTCATGACAGTACTTAGAAATAATCCTTACCCTTTATATATGATGGTTAATCTATTCCATCAAATGTATAGAGATAATACATTTAATGCTATTGATGAAGATAAACGATTCTATATTGCTAGAATGGCTGAAGGATTCTTATATCTTCGTGGTTGGTTTGATGACCCAGAAATTGAGCAGATTGAAAATGCCGACTGGGAAAGAGAAACTAGAATTCGTAATAGAGAGAATAATGAATTTTGGAAAGAGTATTACGAAGCTAACCCTAATGACATCTAAAAGGAGGTAATTAAAATGAGAGAACTTATTATTTGTGCATGTTTATTAGGTTGCTTTGGAGTAGCTAATGCAGCTGCTCCAGTAGATCAACTTAAAGAGGTTAAAGTCGTTCATAATGATGATAGTGTAGTTCTACATAAGAAGGTATATAAATTAGAGCAACGTATTGAACGACTAGAAAAGTTATTAGCAGAAAAGGAAGGTAAATAATTATGGCTCTTATTGGTGAAGGTAATAACAAATTAATCTGTTTCTTAATTCATTTAGAAAAGACAGATCAAAAGAGATATGCGGCTATTAGAAGTAAAGCATATGAATATATGAGAGATCATGCAAGTGATATCATGTATATGAATTCTAATATTACTACTAATGAAGCAATCGATATCGTAAAATTAGCATACGCAGTAATTAAAGCTATTATTAGACTTTTCAGCTCTGAGAAGAAAACTCGTGATGAAGAGATTGCAGAAGTTTTATCAAAATATACACGTATGGAATTATGTGAATCTGTACGTAGAGTCGATTGTATGACTTCTAAAGAGAAGATTGAACACTTAGAAAAATATGATGAATAGGAGGAATACAATGAGTAATCTTACAGTTGACGATATTAAAATATTTCTGAATGGCATCAAGGGTATGAAATATACCCTTGATATAACCTCTAGTATATTTGATGTATCTTATAAGAATTATGACTTTACAATCAGTAAAGGTGATAATTGTTGGGTAATAGGACGTAATAGATTTAATATCATTAAAAAAGTTGTATTTAATATGGATAAACTTGTTGAAACTATTAAGTCTATTATAGATGAGGTAGATAATTTAGATAAAGCTGATGAATCAAAAATATTCAATATGGCTAGAGATTATGGGTTTAAACTTATTCCGATTAACAATAATAAGAAAGTTACAATTCTTAGACTAGAAGGATTTACTGACTATAATGATATTATACTATATACACCATATCCATTTGCTTGGATTATTGAATGTAGATTCATGGAATTAGCTACTAAACCAATAAAGGATGAGATGCTCATTAGTGGTATCCTTAGTGTCATTAAGAAAAACATTCTCTCTAATCCACTACCTACTGGTATTAGCGATATGCATGAAATAACTAATAATAAATATGTATCTATTCCAATAAGTAAGATTGAATTAGAATTAGATGCGTATGAGTATGATTATAAGACTGAGTTTGTTGATGACTCTGTTGTTATCAATGCTACATATAGTGATGATGTTAAATTGATTTTAATTAGAAGTGAATTAAATGAATGGTCTCTTGCAGAGCATAAAGTTGACAAAAGCGTTAATGTATACGCTTTAGAATCTATTGATGATGTAAGAGAAATACTTTCTGATATTAAATCTAGTAGTGATTGGAATAGACCTAGTGTAGTAAAAGAAGAGCCATTCTCTTCTTTACCAGATGGGAGTATAAATATGGACTTTAAACAAACAGGAAACTTAAACTTAGATTTCGTTAATGATTATAAATTAATGAAGTCTATTGAACGCTCGGTTAATGATAATCTAAAAGTTATCACTGATGCATTCTATAAGTATACTAAAGTAGATGCACCAGCAACAATTATTGCTGATGATAATAATAAGGTATTCTTCTTTGTAGAGAATGAAAACTCTCTAGAACTCAACTTTGAGTTCTTTACTAGAGGTGATCTATATAGTTACTCTTATACTAATCGTGGTATTAGATTATTAGATGAGTATAATAAGCAAGCAGTATTAGCCTTAGCTAATCTTATCGAAAGAACTGTTAAAGTTTGGTTAAATAAATTCTCCTCTAAAGAAGACTTCATTGAAGTATCTGATAGAGTTTTATCTGCTGCTGAAAATATTAAAGTTATGATTGGCTTAATGGCTAGAACTATTGATGTTTACAACCACTAATACATCTAGGTAATGTGTTGGCAGGAGTAGGGATTAAATCCCTACTCCTTCCTGTTTTTCTTTTTTGTCATAATGGACATTTATAGCTGTATATTATTAAGGTGATATGATGATATAGTTTATAGTTAAGCCGCATGGCAAGAAAGGATTCATATCATGACTAAAACTAAATTTTATGAAGTATCTAAGGTAATGGAAATGGTGGAACTTATTTTGAATAAGTTCCACACTGATATGGATGAAAACCATATTATTGATAGCGTTTTCTGCTGTTATGAAGAATATTTCACCATCTACCATCCATTAGAAGGGCACATCAAGTCAAATGATACCTTTGAGGTAATTGAGAATGGTGAGTATATCTTGAAGATGTTAGCCATCACCAATAAGTACAACGATATGGGATGGGGACCATATTTGACAGCATTAGAGTTAGGGATCGAAAAGATCTCTAAGTTGGTGTAAGAGAATAAAGAGTAGAGGGTCAACCTCTACTCTTCATCTTTTATTTTTTTCTTTTTTATTAATAATTAGATTCTACTAGTTTAATGAACCCATTTTCATTAACAGCTAATGGGAAGTTCATATTCAAGTTAGAGTTACGTGCAATACCAGTTTGGAAGTTGATATTCATATCTTCTAATAGGAATGGATCTGGTAAGCTCATATTATTAATTTGCTCACCAGTTTTAATATTCATACAACGGAACTCTCTAGATTCTGTTCTTGGATCAAATACCACTACAGTTTTAATATCTGGGTTGTGTTCCATAATCATACGATTTTGTTCAGGAGTGAATAATTCATCATTAGTCATCATAGGTTGATAAATATCCATACCGCCTTGTTGTTGAACCATTAATGGTACATCACCACTTTCTAATCTAGGTGGAATAAATCCAGTTTCAAGTTGTTGTCTTGGAGTATTGATGATATTTTCATATAAGCCCATGATAGCAGCTTCATCACTACCACTATTATCAAGTTTAAGTTCTTTAGTACGTTTAAGTTCCATATCATGACATTTAGAGATAACAGAGTTAAGCTCTTTAATAGCAGGATATTTACCACGTATCTTAGATAAACGGATATCATTGAATTCTTGTTTTAATTCACCTTGAAGACCATCTATTTGACCAATCATGATTTTGATCAAATCATTAGTTTCTTCATAAGAATCAATATATGGTTTATTAGTAACGATCTCTTCAGCATCGCCACCTACATTGATTTCATCACTGTCTTTATTTTTTCTTGGTCGACCACGTTTACGTGGTTTGATCAAAGTACTTTCATCGATAGGAGAATTCTCCACTACAATTTTTTTACCTTGACCAGTTGCAAATTTATTAAATATGGATGAGCCACTAAAGCTAGGTTTAGTTACAGGTTCTTCTACGGTAATATTACCTTCCATAATAGCTTCTGTATATTGCATAATTTAATCCCTCCTTTATGGGTTATTTTAAAGTTCTATGTATATATTCTTATAATGCCTAAAAACGTTGAATTATAAAAAATTAAACTCCCAGTTACATTAAAGTAGGTATAAATACGAAGGAGGATTTAAATATGGCTAACATCTTAAACATATTTAACCAGTTCCCAAAAGACTATAATTTAACGATTTTGCAAACATTCTTTGCAAAACCTTATAAGCAAGAAAACGGTAAGTGGACTAAACCATCTTTGAGTTTGGTTGCTAAAGATAATAATACTGGTAAGAAACACGTATGTGAAATTGAAGATCCTGAGTATATTTGGTTTGTAGCAAAAGAGCCAGATAAACTTACTCATCATTATGACTTCTTACCAAAGAATGAATTAGAAGCTATTCAATGTCCTAATAGAGAATTAGAGAAATGTATAGCTCAAACAACTGGTAATATGAAATTCTTTACAAATAATATTGCTAATGGTGAATATAGAGAGAATGCTAAGTTACATACTTTGAATCAAGTATTCTTCTCTGACCAAAATATTGAAGACCATTATAGATTCTGGTTTAATCGTTTATTCAAGAATGATATCCAATCTGTAACTAAAGCATATCTGGATATCGAAGTTGATATCTCTGATATTGCTGGTGACTTCCCAGAACCAGGTGAAGCTCCAGTTAATGCAGTAACTTATATTAACAATGGAGTTATTAATACATACATTCTTAGAGATCCTAGAAACCTATTGGTTCAAGAATTTGAAAACCAAGTAGCTAGTGGTCAAGTAGAACGTGAGTTAAATGAACTTATTAAGTTTGCTATCGGTGATGAAGAAAGACAACGTAAGTTTAATATCTATGGATATAAGTTTAATGTAAAATTCTTCGATCAAGAGATACAATTACTAGGTTCCTTATTTAGACAAATCAATACTGAAGAACCTGACTTTTTATTGGCATGGAATATGGCGTTCGATATTCCATATATAATTCAACGTATTCGTAATCTAGGATATCGTCCTGAAAGCATTATGTGTCATCAAGACTTTAAGATTAATCCTAGAGCTGAATACTTTATTGATACACGTATGGAAAACAACTATGCAGAGCGTGGTGACTATGCATACATTTCTTCTTATACAGTATACTTAGACCAAATGATTCAATTTGCATCTCGCCGTAAAGGTCAATCTGCATTTGCATCATTTAAGTTGAATGATATTGGTGCTCAAATCTGTGGTGTACAAAAGTTGAACTATCATCATATTACTACAGACTTAGCCAAGTTACCATTCTTAGATTTCAAGACATTTGTATTCTACAACATTGTCGACGTATTAGTCCAAGTATGTATTGAAGAATCTACAGATGATATTGGATATATCTATAACTCTAGTGTATTGAATAATACTCGATTCTCTAAAGTGCATAGACAAACAATCTATCTACGTAATAAGCAAATCGACTTCTATTTCGATCTAGGATTAGTTGTTGGTAATAATATTAATAAGACTAGAGAGAAACCATCTGAGAAGTTTGACGGTGCATTCGTAGCTGATCCTAACTTGGTTAATGATTCTGTCAAATTAAAGATTAACGGTATCCCAGTCTTCTTATGTGATAACTTAGTTGACTTTGACTTTAGTTCACTATATCCAAGTATCAATCGTGAGTTTAATCTAAGTTCTCCATCAGAGATTGGTAAGATTGAATTTGAAGATGATAAAGATGCAAGCTCTGCAATCATTGAAGATATTGTAACTCAAGATCATTTGACTATTGGACATAGATGGTTTGGTTTACCTAACTATAGTGAGTTAGTTGATCAAGTATCTACATTATTTGCATCTGGTAGACTATCTA